TGTTGAGTTACAACCAGATCAATTAGGCTTCTGGCATCTTGAGCCAGGCACCTATGAAGTTGTAATGGAGAACATTATTGAAGTTGGAGAAGGCGAAGCTGGATGGGTTATTACTCGTTCAACTCTAAACCGTAATGGTGTCTTCTTAACTTCTGGTCTATATGATTCAGGTTATCATGGTGTAATGGCTGGTGCTATGCATGTCCATTGTGGACCTTTTAGTATCCAAAGGGGTACTCGAGTGGGCCAATTTCTTTTATTTAAGGCTGAGAGCTTACATAAATATGATGGTAGTTATGGCTTAAATAAAGAGCATGATAAAAAGTATGGTGTATGATTTGATTGACCATAAGAGTGCAATCTTAGAACAGGAGTTGCCTCTTTTTGATTTCTCTAATCCTCCTGTCGATCCTATGGAGCTTGCCAAGAATCTTCTTGAGACAATGCGACATCATAGGGGCATCGGACTATCAGCTAATCAAGTAGGCCTTCCGTATAGAGTATTCATTATGGAAGGTGAACCTGCGTTTGCGTGTTTCAATCCAAAGATTGTTGATGTATCGGAAGATGTTGTTTCATTGACAGAGGGGTGTCTATCATATCCAGGCGTAGCTGTTCCTGTTAAGAGGTCAGCACACGTCCGCGTCCGTTTCACAGCACCAGACGGAAATACAATGACAAGAAAGTTTACTGGCATAACAGCCAGAGTCTTTCTGCATGAGTATGACCATTTACAGGGAGTTAACTTTCTTCAAAAGATGCACCCAGTACATAAGGAAAAGGCTTTAAGACAATTGAAGAAATATACACGTTATTTGAAAAACCAACAGAGGTAAAATATAATGAATATTAAAATTATTAAGTTAGTAAACGGTGATGAGATCATTTGTGATCTTGAGGAAACAAAGACTAAGCTAAAGGTTAGTAAGCCTTTGCTTCTTGCTTTCCAAGAAAATCGTCTTGTGTTTGTTCCATTTATGCAGTACACAACTGCTATGGATGGATTTGAACTTCTCGCTACTAGCGTATTGTTTGTTACGGATCCGGTTGATTCGTTGATTAATGATTATCAAATGGCAACGAGTCAGATCCTAACGCCACCACAGGCAGCAGGCGGTAAGAAGAGTCTTCTTCGCTCAGTGGAGTAATATAAATGGAAATTAAAATTGAAATTGAAGAGTTGCGAAAGAGATCGCTCTTTGTAGCAACTCCAATGTATGGTGGCCAGTGCCATGGTAACTATACAAGATCCATGTGTGACCTAACTGCACTTTGTGTTAAGTATGGTATCAACATGAAGGTCTACTATTTGTTTAACGAGTCGTTAATTACTCGCGCACGTAACTATTGTGCTGATGAGTTCATGAGAAGCGACTTTACCCATATGATGTTTATCGACTCTGATATTGGATTTGACCCTAATGATGTTATTACATTGTTAGCTCTCCAGTCTGATGAGTCACCATATGACATTATTGGTGGCCCATATCCTAAGAAGTGCATCTCGTGGGAAAAGGTTAAGCAAGCTGTTGATAAGGGTGTTGCTGATGAAAATCCAAACGCTCTCGATCAGTTTGTTGGCGATTATGTTTTTAATCCAGTTATTGCTAAGGATGGTCCAACTCAGATTAAGCTAAGTGAGCCAGCTGAGGTACTAGAGATTGGTACTGGCTTCATGATGATTCGAAAGAATACATTTAAGAAGTTCCAAGAAACATTCCCATACCAGTCTTATAAGCCAGACCACGTTCGTACAGCTCACTTTGATGGTTCAAGAGAGATCTTTGCTTTCTTTGATACACCAATCGACGGTAAGAGAATGTATATGGGTGCCGAGCTAAGGGCATTCCTGGAAGCTAACCCATCAGCAACGCCAGATGATATTGTTAATTTTGTTGATGATCCAAACAACACTGTACTAAGACAATACTCTAAGAGATATCTCTCTGAAGACTACATGTTCTGTCAGTGGGTCCGCAATATGGGATTGAAGGTTTGGTTATGTCCTTGGATGCAATTGAACCATACTGGATCTTATACGTTTGGTGGTAGCCTTGCTGCTCTAGCATCTGTTGGTGCTGCTGCTACGGCTGACCTTTCCAAGATCAAGAAATAACTTGAGGTAATTATATTATGGCATTTGATAAACAAAAGGTGAAAGCAGTTCTTGTCGAAGTTTCTAATTCTATGACCCGTATCGATGCAGAAAAGGAATTCATTAAGGATGCAATTGATGCAGCATCCAAGATTCACGAAATTCCTAAGAAGACATTAAACAAAATGGCAAAGGTATTCCATAAGAATAACTATGCTCAAGAGCTGTCATCCATTGAAGAGTTCACAACAATGTATGAAAATATTATTGGTGAGGTCTCAATGGTTGAACACGAGCGTCGCCATCGAGAATAATGAAAAATAATTTAATTATTTACACACCTAGAACAGGTAGCACATTCTTAGCTGAAATTATAGCTGCTAGTACTGGAACTGTTAATCTTAATGAAACTATTGTTGATAGTTGTATATCAAGATTCAATAGAGAAGAAGTATTAACAAATCCGTACTATGCAGCTTATAGGCCAAGCCTCCAAAGGTTCATTGATAAAGAGTTTTCTGAGGGTGGCTCACGAAGCTTTAGGCCATATGCAATGGCTAAAAAGGCAAGAATAAATCTGCTAAAGCAAACAAAGGGGTGGACGTTGAAAGAGACGTCCTCTCCCTTTTTAACAAACTTTGATTTTGTTAAAGAGTGTTGTGAGTCAAACGACACGAATGTGTACATGGTCTATAGAAGAGACCTTGTCGCTCAGTTTATATCATTTGTCAACATGGCTGGCCGCGGCAAATCAATTTTTGTGCCAGACGACCTTATAGACTACAACCATAAGGTTAATGAAAACACTGTTGCAGCTAAAACACCAATGTTCGTTGACATGATCATATACTGGAAACTTTTGTATGAAAGATTTAAGGACAATGTGATACTTGTTAACTATGAAGATGTAATCAAGAGTAAGGACTTTTCATCTCTTGATATTGATAAAGATGTTGTGGAAAAGTATGATATGAGGGATAATCATGTTATTCCAACACCATTTAATTATGTTGATAGAAGTAATCCAAAATGGCAAGCAGCCATTGATACTGTTGAAAGTATTGGGTGGGTTACGGATACATTATGAGGTTATATTATGAAAATTTCGAGTCAGACCTTACAGGTCCTGAAGAACTTCGCTTCAATCAATCCTAATCTATTGGTGAAGCCGGGAAGCGTACTAAGCACAATCAGCACTAATAAAAATATATTTGCGAAGGCTACGGTTGCTGAGTCATTCCCGGCTTCATTTGCTATCTATGACATGCAACAATTCTTGGGTGTCATTAGTATCTTCGAAGATCCAGACTTTACATTCAATGATAAGTCTGTTACTATTTCGTCTGAAGGTAGATCGGTAGAATACATTTATGCGGCAACCGAAATGGTTGTTGCCCCTTCTGATTCTGTTGCCCAGAAGATTGCCGTTAAGGATCCAGAGATTACATTTGACCTAACTGCACAGGGCCTTAATGAGGTAATTAAGGCTACTGCTATCCTACAACTTGACAAAATCAATGTTGTAAGTGAAGGAGGTACTGTTAACGTTGTTGTTGCTGATCCAAAGAATCCATCTTCTAATAAGTTTTCTCTCAAGGTTAATGGTTCATCTACTGCTGATCTTGCTATGGTCTTTGCAGCTGAGAATTTGAAGTTTATTGCTGGTGACTATAAAGTTAGCATCTCATCTAACGGAATTAGCTCATTCAAGAACGATAAGCTTAATCTTGAATACTTTGTAATGGCAGATGTTAAGTCGAAGAAGGCTTAATCTATGTTACAAGAAGTATTGTGGGTTGAAAAATATCGGCCTCGAACTATAGCTGAATGTATCCTGCCTAAGGATATTAAGAAGACATTCCAAGCATTTATCGATAGTGGGACAATTCCTAACTTACTATTAACTGGTACACAGGGTACTGGTAAGACGACTGCTGCAAGAGCTATGTGTGAGCAGCTTCAGTGTGACTATATCATCATTAACGGTTCTATGAATGGTGGTATTGATACACTTAGAAACGAGATCCAGCAGTTTGCTAGCACGATGTCGTTTAGTGGTGGTAGGAAGATGGTTATCCTAGATGAGGCTGATTATCTTAATGCTCAGTCTACCCAGCCTGCTCTTAGAAACTTTATGGAAGAGTTCTCTAAGAACTGTGGATTCATTCTGACTTGTAACTTCAAGTCTAGAATCATTGAGCCTCTACATTCTAGATGTTCTATTGTGGAGTTTAAGATTCCACCTAAAGAGAAGCCAACACTGGCTGGCGAGTTCTATAAGAGAACTCTCAACATCCTTGCTGAAGAGAACATTAAGTATAATAAGAATGTTGTGGGTGAACTGATTGCTCGTCACTTTCCAGATTGGCGAAGAGTTCTAAATGAGCTTCAGCGCTATAGTGTTGGTGGTGAAATCGATTCTGGTATCCTAGTTAACCTATCTGACGAACACTTTACCCAATTGACGACTATCCTAAAGGATAGAAGGTTCAATGATATGAGAAAGTGGGTAGCTGAATCTAATGATATCGATTCCTCTGTCCTCTTTAGAAAGATATATGATGCATTGAATGCTCTTGTCAAGCCTACATCTATCCCACAAGCAATTCTCATCCTAGCTGAGTATCAATATAAGGCTGCATTTGTGGCAGACCAGGAAATCAACCTTGTAGCCTGCCTAAGTCAGCTCATGGCTGAGGTTGAATACGTATGAATCCGTTCGACTTTTTAAACGCCATCAATTATACCAAGATTGATGTGATATCTACATCAGAAAATCCGGAAAAAGCCGAGAAACTATACAATTCATTTTTGGTTAACCGTGGATTATCGTATTTTGCAGATACTGTGCTGTATTGCAATGAAATGAACCGATATCACGAGTTAGACAAAAAGCTTCAGTTTAATTTTCTTCTAAATAGTATTAGGAAGAACAAAAGGTTCTCCAAATGGCATAAAGCTGAAGTGGATGAAGACATTCAAATTATTTGCGAACACTATAACTGCAGTATTAGAAAGGCAAAAGAAATAGCAACTGTACTATCCGCTGACCAGCTTAAACAATTAAAAGAAAAAATGCGAATAGGTGGGGCGAATAGATGATTACAGTAGATAGTTTTATCGAAGTCACTTTGAAGCAAAACGATGACTTCTTAAAGGTCAAAGAGACCTTAACAAGAATTGGTATTGCATCTGAAAAGAATAGAACTCTTTATCAGTCCTGCCACATTCTCCACAAGAAAGGCAAGTACTATATTGTACACTTCAAGGAGCTGTTTGCCCTTGATGGCCGCCCATCGTCTATAACAGATGACGATCTTGCAAGAAGAAACACAATTGTCAATCTACTTTCCGACTGGGGTCTAGTTAGTCTGGTAGATACTGAGAAAACAAAAGAACCAGTTGCACCAATGAGACTTATTAAGGTGATTCCATTCAAACAGAAGAATGAATGGCAGTTGGTCACAAAATACAACATTGGTAGATCAAAAAAGGGTGACGAAAGTGGCGAAAGCAATCAAAGCGAATAAGATCAAGAAAGCAAAGAAGATAGTAAAGAAGAAGAGAGCAAAGAAGGTGCAGGCTGAGCTTGTTGCTGCCTCTGCTCCACTTGCTGCCGCTTCTGCTGACCCTAAAGGTTGGGAAGACATGGACAAGACATGGATTCCAGACGCTGTTGACATTGATGGAAAGAAGTATGATAATAATACTCCGATAACTTTCTGGCAAGCCGTCAGAGAGATGTTCGGATTTAAATAGGAGAAGACGATGGGTACATTACTTGTATTGTTATTGGTTGCCGTTGCTGGTTACATTGTTTGGAAGCTTTTCCAGGATCCAGACAAGAACGATGACGGTAAGGTCGATGCTCAAGACGTTGTCGCTGCCGCCAAGGAAGTCGCTACTGAAGTGAAGGCCGAAGCTAATAAGGCAGTTGAGAAGGTCAAGAAGGCTCGCAAGCCAAAAGCACCTAAAGCTGGCAACTAAACGAATCTCGTTTGGATGCATGTAGCTAACCTGTAAGAACAGGTTATATTTGTAATAAGAAATGCATCTTATTACAGCAAAACCACGCGGATGTTGTAACTCCTTGATTCTACAGGAGTTGTAACTCCGCGTTTTTATTAGGAATTTTAAGACATTTGTAACTTATTGATTTTAAAGGGTATTAGCAGTTGACCCTAGACGACCGGTAGCGTATACTGCTCGCATTGGTTGGGTGGTCCAGCCGATACCGAACGACGAGTTCGGACATTGTTATGTTATGTTGTGAGGATTTATATTATGGCTTCTATTTCAATTCCTGGTAATGATGGTCAGCTGACTGTTACGAACCTTCCGCTGAACAAGGTCGAGCGCGCTACTGTAGCCGCTGAGACGTTGATCGCCGGTGGTTTGTCCAACTCAGCTGTTCTTGCTAAGATGTCTAAGTATCAGTCGGACAATCCGGTTGATGGTCAGGACCTCTATAGTCAGCAAGCTGCGTCTGTCAAGACTCCGGCTGCTGTGACGAAGA